GGACAAAGGATGGTGCCCAACGTGCATGCGGCGATCATCGATGGTGGTCGCACACGCCGCAGCTAAGGCCCAACGTCAGGTTGTACAAGAGGCGTACAAAGAGCGCGTGCAAGAAGAGGCTGCGAAGAGTGCGCAGCTTGTGGCTGAAGCCGTCAAGATGGAGATGAAGAAAGGCATGGACGACGCCGCCATGCTTCTGCACGAAGTTCATCGCACGACAACGTCCGTCGTGTCGCCAGAGCAGGTGCAGGAGATCATGCGCAACGTCGAGATGATCCGTGCTCCTACGGATGGTCTGACAACTGAACAGCTGGTGAAGCGCGAGCTAGTCATCCGCGAGCTGTGTCGGCGCAAGTTGATCTATTTCACGGCCCGTCGGCGCCCGGACTACATCCTCGGCTGGTTCAACATCGACCTGGCTGAGCGACTTGAGCGCTTCGGCTACGCCGTACAAGCGAAGATGTCGCCGCGTCTGTTGGTCGCCGCGCCGCCGCGGCACGGTAAAAGCGCATTGGTGTCGGAAGATTTCCCGGCGTGGTTCCAGGGCATCATGCCGAAGGCCGAGATTATCGCCAGCTCGTACAACGACGAGCTCGCAGCGGACTTCTCTCGCGCTGTGCAGAACATCATGCGCGAGGAAGGCTACAAGGCGCTCTTCGAAGGGCTCACGGTCAGCGACTGGTCTAAGGGTATCAGCGCCTGGGAGAATTCGAAGTACGGAAAGTACCGCGCCACCGGCGTCGGTGGTGCGTTGACGGGTCGCGGCGCCCATGTACTCATCATCGAGGATCCGTACAAGAACCGCCAGGAGGCGGATTCACCAGTCAACCGCAAGAAGATCTGGGACTGGTACACCTCTACAGCGTACACACGACTCATGCCCGGCGGCGGTGTAGTGGTCGTGGCTACTCGCTGGAGTGCCGACGACCTGTCAGGTCGTTTGCTCGAGCAGCTGAAGACGGCGGAGAAAGAATACGCCAAGAGCGGCGAATGGCCACTCGACGCCGATCGCTGGGAAGTTGTTTCGTATCCGGCAATAGCCGTGGAAGACGAGACACACCGAAAGGAAGGCGAACCGCTGCATGCGGAGCGGTATTCTCTACGGGATCTTCTGCGCATTCGGCGTACGCAGACCCTCGAAGGTGATCCACGCGACTGGGCGTCGCTGTACCAGCAGACGCCAGTACCCGACGAAGGTGCGTACTTCACCAAAGAGATGATCAAGTTCTACGATGGCGAAGAGCCGCCCGGCTTGGATCTGGTCGGTGGCGACCTTGCGGTCACGCAACAGCAGTGGTCTGACTACACTGTTATGCTGATCGGCCGCCTGGACAAGGACGACAACTTCTACATCTATGACGGTTTCCGCGGAAAGATTGACTCCGCGGAGATTCTCGAGAAAATCTTCGGGTGGCAGCGAAAGTACAAGCCCGCGGAGTTCGGTCTGGGTAAGGACGTGATCGAGAAGTCGATCGGTCCGTTTATCGATAACCGCATTCGTAGTGAGCGGTTGTACGAGCTGATTATCACGCCGATCCCACATTCGAATCATGACAAGGCGGCCCGCGCGCGCCCCATCCAAGGTCGGATGAAACAGGGTAAAGTCTTACTGAAGCGCGGCGCCGCGTTCCTCGAGTGGTTCCTGCCTGAAGTCCTGATGTTCCCGAACGGAAAGAAGGACGACGTCATCGACTCAATGGCCAACCTTGGCGTAATGTTGGCCGACAGAACATACATCCCACCCCCCGTTCAGCAGCCCAAATCCTGGCGGGATAAACTCAACGGGCTTGGGAGTGGTTCCCGAGTCAATAGCTCTATGGCGGCCTGATGCTGACAAACTATCCGTCGTACGACTCAATTGCGGAGGACGTCCGTACTCCTGAGATGCTCGCCACCGAGCAGTGGCAGGCATACACGCGCGCCCGCGACAACGGTCACACCAAGTTCGTGACCGACGCCCGCAAGTTCGAGGACTTCTACTACGGCAAGCAGTGGGACGAGACCGTCGAGAAGGAACTCGACAACGAGCGTCGCCCGCATCACAGCATCAACCTGGTCCTGTCCACCGTCAACGCGGTGGTCGGCGAGTACGTCGGTCAGCGTCAGGAGATCGTATACAAGCCGCGCGGTCGCGGCGCCGTCGACAGCACCGCGCTCGCGCTCACTCGTATGGCGGGTCACATCAGTGACGACAGCCACTCTCGCTGGGTCGAGAAGTCTGTGTTCATGGACGGCATCATCACGGATCGCGGGTTCTTCGACATCCGCCTCGATGCATGCGAGAACGTCACCGGGGAAATCCGTGAAACTGCTCTTGATCCTATCGACGTACTGCTTGATCCAGGGGCTCGCGACTACGATCCGAAGACGTGGTCAGAAGTCACGCTCACGCGTTGGATGACGCCGGACCAGATCGCAGTAATGTACGGACAGGACAAGGGCGACAAGCTCCGCTACACCAGCGAGTACGACATGTGGGGGTCTGATGCACTGGCCATCGGCCCCGAGACGTTCTCACAGGACAAGAACTACTACACCAGCGGCCCACAGCACATGTCTGGTGGCTCGTATGGTTTCGGTGATGACTGGAAGCGTGTGAAACGCGTGCGCATCATCGAGCGCCAGTACTACAAGCTGGCTGTGCGCAAGTATTTCGTGGACCCGAGCACCGGCGACAAGTCGCCGGTCCCCGACTCGTGGCCGCAAGAGAAGGTTGACCTGGTCCTCAAGGTCTACAATCTGATCATTATGCCGCAGATGGAGCGCCGCATCCGCTGGACTGTGTCCGCGTGTGGCGTTCTGCTGAAAGACGGTTGGTCGCCGTACCGCCGTTTCACTGTGATTCCGTACTTCCCGTACTTCCGCCGCGGGCGGCCGTTCGGTGTGGTGCGCAACCTGGTTGATCCTCAGGAGCTACTCAACAAGTCCAGCTCGCAAACTCTGCATGTCGTGAACACCACTGCGAACTCTGGATGGATGATCCAGGCCGGGTCGCTGGTGAATATGACGTCTGATGATCTGCGCAAGGTTGGCGCGAAGACAGGTCTGGTGCTTGAATACCAGCGCAACTTCGACAAGCCCGAGAAGATCCAGCCGAACCAGATTCCAACGGGGCTGCTGCAGATCACGAACTCCGCAGTGGCCTATTTCCGCGACATCAGCGGCGTGAGCGACGCGATGCTGGGCTCGCCAGGCCGCGAGATTTCCGGTGACGCGCTGGCGATCAAGGAACGCCGCGGGTTGGCTCAGCTCGACACTGTGTTCGACAACCTGGCGTTCACCCGCCAACTGCGCGCAGAGATGATCTTGGAGATGCTCCAGGACTTCTACACTGAAGCGCGTATTCTGAAGACCGTCGTGACTGATGACGACGGGAATGAGAAGAACGAAGACGTGCTGCTGAATTGGCAGCAGGCTACTGGCGAAATCCTCAACGATGTGACCGTCGGCGAGTATCGCGTGGTCGTGTCTTCGCGCACCGCACGCGATTCAATGGACGACACCGCGTTCTCGCAGATGATGGAGATGCGTGATCGCGGGATCATGGTTCCCGACTGGGCAATCATGGAAGCCTCGAGCCTCGAGCGGAAGCGCGAAATCGCACAGTGGATGCGTCAGCAGCAGGGCGCCGCAGCTCCGACCGAGGAAGACATCAAGCGTGCTCAGATGCAGGAGGAGCTCATGCTCCGCCGGCAGATGGCAGAGATTAGCGAGCTTGAGGCGAAGGCACAAGAGCGCATGGCCAACGCCGCAATGCTGCAGGCCAAGGCCGAACAGATCGGTGGCCAGAACCAGGTGGACATCACCAAGTTCGGCGCCCAGCTGCGTGCTGACGCAGAGAAACAGCTTGCGGAGCTTTCACAGGCTCGTGCGGAACTGCAGACACGCATCATGATCGCCCAGGGTAAGGGTACGGTCGAACAGAACTCCGCGATGCTCGCGGCACTGACGAAGCGCCTCGAGACTGAGTCTCGTGAACGCGTCGAGACGATGAAGGCCCAGGCGCAGATTGCAGCTTCGCGTGGGTATGGCACATCATTCAATGGTGGGAAGAAGTAATGGCGAGCAAGAAGACGCTGGCTGACATCGGCAAAGATGTGCCCAGGCCGAAGCAACCGCTATGGAAGGCAATCCAAGATCAGAAGGCCATTCGTCGATCACGACCAGCCGATGCCGATCGTATAGTCCGATCACCCGATGCTGCGTACAAAACGCGCGCAAGGACCAGGGTGGGAGACTCGTATATCAACACCCGTGACGATCTGGGAAGGTAATATGGCCGACATGCGCAAGTGGGAAGATCTGACTCCGGCCGAGCGGTCCGCTCGACTGTCGAAGTACAACTCGGAAGTGAAGGCCGAGAACGCCTCGCGTCGTGCCAACGCTGCTGCTCCGAAAAAGCAGAAGGCGTCCGGGGCCAACTACACGCGCAAGGCGCACACGTCGCTGTTCGACGTTGCAGTCGATGTACAGGGCCGGAAGCGCGCGGTGAACCGCGCAGTTGACGACGCCTCGTAAGTCGCGTAGATTCGAGATGCTCCCGCTGCCGGCACACAAAGGCAGTGATATCCGTCCGTCAGGACGTTAAATCGTCAAGAGGTCAAAATGCCTGATCCCGTACAGCCGGTCGCACCGGCCACTCCGCCTGCTGCCCCCGCTCCAACCGTCACCGACTTCATGGGCAATCGCTTCGACCCATACATGGGTGCCGAACGCGATCCGTTCCTGGATGCCCCCATCGAAGGCGATCGTGGCGACGACATCGCACCGCCCCCTCCGCCGGCGCCTCCTCCGCCTCCGCCTGAGCCCGAGGTTCCGCCGAACCCCGTAGTCACTGAGCCGCCTGCTCCCGCGGAAACCCCGCCCGAGGAGACTCCGCCGGAAGGTGACGAAGTGACTGGGGACGAACCGCCCCGTGACCCGGCCACCGGCCAGTTCATTCCGCGGTCGCGTTTCAACGAGATCAACAACCGGCTGAAGGCCGCCGAAGCCGAGCTGGCTGCGCTCAAGAATCGCCCTGCGACCGACCCGCCTGCGCCAACCCCGCCGGCACCCGTCGAACCGGAAGCGCCCGCGTTCGACTTCGACGCGGCCGAGGCCGAGTACATCCAGCTGGTGCTGGATGGCAAGACGACCGAGGCCCAGGCCAAACGTCGTGAGATCCGTCAAGCCGAGCGTGACGACTACATCGCTGCCGCCCGGCAGACGACGACCGAAGTCACGAACGAGCAGCGGATCAGCTCGAGCATCGAGAGCGTGGCGAACAGCTACACCGAGAAGTTCGATCAGCTGAACCCGGACTCGGACAGCTTCAACCAGGAACTGATGGACGACATCAAGGACGTGTACGCCGGCGCGCTGCAGTCCGGTCGGTACGCCGATCCCATCGAGGCCTGGGACAAGTCGATCCAGAAGGCGCTGCGCATGCATGGCCTTGATCCGTCCGGCAAGCCGCCTCCGGCCCCGAAGACTCCGGCCAAGGCACCAGGCACGCCAGCCGCCCGCGTCGCAGCCACTGCAGCCACTCCGCCGGTCCCCGCCGGCACTGGCACCGCAGGCGCCCCGGCCGGCACGGTGCAGATCGACCTGGCAACCATGACCGCCGAGGACTTCGCCAAGCTCCCGCCTGCCACCCAGGCGCGGTTGCGCGGCGACATCGTCGAGTAAGCGCTCACTGCGGCGCTCCGTTGCAGCCCAACGGAGCGCTGTGGTATACTCGCCCCCATCGTCGAAGCCCAAGACGTAAAATTTGGGCGGCCTCTCCAGCCAAATCGGTGAATCTCGCGGCCAGCGGCGTACGTTGGTAGACCCCGAAAGACACCCAGCAACGATTCCGCCCCTGGAGGGCACGAACAATGCTTACGAATTTTGCAGCTCTGACGTCCGAACAGAAGACGATCTGGGCGCGTGACATGTGGAAGGCCGCGCGCAACGCGTCCTTCATCGAGAAGTTCACCGGCACTGGCCCGAACTCGATGATCCAGCGCATCACCGAACTGCGGAAGGATGAGAAGGGCGCCCGCGCCGTCATCACCCTGATCGCTGACCTGGTGGGCGATGGTACCGTCGGCGACAACCAGCTCGAAGGCAACGAAGAGCAGATCAAGTCGTACGACAAGGTCATCCAGATCGACCAGCTGCGCCACGCCAACCGGCACCAGGGCAAGATGGCCGACCAGAAGTCGGTCGTGAATTTCCGCAGCGAGTCGCGCGACGTGCTGGCCTACTGGCTGGGCGATCGCATCGACCAGCTGGCGTTCCTGACGCTGGCCGGCTCCGCGTACAGCGTGAAGAACAACACGTTCTCGACCGCCGGCTCGCGTACCGGCTCGCAGCTGCCCGACCTGGCCTTCGCCGCGGACGTGACCGCGCCGTCGACCAACCGCGCGACCTACTGGAACTACAACGGCGGCACCAACTCCGCCCTCGTGGCGACGGTCGGCGACGCGGCCCTGGCGACGGAAGACACGCCGAGCTACAAGACGATCGTGGCGCTGAAGGCCTACGCCAAGCAGCACTACATCCGTGGCATCAAGGGTCCGAACAACGAAGAGTTCTACCACTGGTTCCTGTCGCCGCTGGCGATGGCCAAGCTGAAGCTCGACCCGGACTACATCGCCAACCTCCGCAACGCCGGTGTGCGCGGCGCCTCGAACGAACTGTTCGCCGGCTCCAGCTCGAGCGTGATGGTGGACGGCGTGATGATCCACGAGTTCCGCCACGTGCCGCAGGGCACGATCAACTCGGTGGCTGGTTGCCGCACGCTGTTCTGCGGCGCGCAGGCCCTGGCCTATGCCGACATCGGCGACGCCGAGTGGGTGGAGAAGGGGTTCGACTACGAGAACCAGCAGGGCATCTCGACGGGCAAGATCTTCGGGTTCCTGAAGCCGAAGTTCTACTCGATCTACGATGCGGCCACCGAAGACTTCGGCGTCATCACCTGCGACGTC